GGTCTTGTCTCGTTCGTTAGCGACAATACCGGAACGGCAGCACTTGAAAACCCCGAAGTCACAGTAAACGGGTTGGAACTGCATACCGGAAGCGAATTGAGCCAATGGGGGCTGGAGGCAGATTTCCCGATCGAGGGTGTTGCAAAGCACCGTTTCGCAAAAGTCAAACCATTTCACTCAATCAAGAACGGAGTGAAGAGAGCCATCCACACTATCACAGTTATTGCCAACAAAGGGGAATCCCTAGCAATGGCTTTAGGCAACATCATTGATATCGCAGAACATACTGTTGAGATTATTATCACTGAAGTTGGTCCTGTAGTGTTGGAAGTCGCAGCTGGTTTGGTCCTTTAAGTGCACTAGCATAGTGCTCAGGTGAAAGTCCTGAACTGGTAAGGTGACGTATTTGCAAATGGGCTCAACAGCCAGTATGCATTTCGTCAGATGGGTAGTATCCATCCCACCCCAACCACCGGCGTGACCACGATGACCGCCGATGAAGCAAACCGATCAGATATGTTCGAACAGGGAACTGATGACATGGTTTAACACGTGCATTCAATATTTCTAACCAACACATCCGTGGGTTTAGTAGGTATTCAAGCTAGTGATTAGGAACAGGGCAAGCGGGCTACGGCTTAAGCAGTTAATGGGGGTAACACCCCCACACCGGGTAAAACTGGTGCTGTGCTACCTTGTTGGAACAAAGGATTGATAAGTATGATAGTCCAGGTGCATGTCGCGTGATTGTGGCAGCCTGTATGGCCCGGGGAAATTTCCCCCGCCGTGACAAAGTTTACTGAATGACATCCCCGTTGCAGCTATGATCGAGTGAACAACAACCACTAAGACACAAGCCCCCCTTCTGAATTTAGGGCCTGGTGTGAAGATATGGAGAAGCATGAAGGAACTATGTGGAGACAGTGTGATTGTGATCCCTCACAACAACAAAACCCCTTCGCTCAGCAAAGAGCAGCTCGTTAGGTCGAGTAATCCGAACTTTGAAAACATGAAGTGTTCGTCCCCAGATTGCGGGGTTGCTGTTGGTACACCAACACACAGAACAGGTTCCAGTGCGCCATTAATTTACCACTGAGTTCCGG